GATGGCATACTACAAAAGGATGGCGACGAAACGCTCCCGAAAGACCCCCAAGCGTCGGCTGAAGGCCAAGATTTCCAGGTTGCCGAAGGTTGACCAAGTCATAACTCGGAAGTTCCGCTTCGTTTGCGCTACAGCGCTTACGACCAACCAGGATTGTATTTTCGGTAATTCCAAAAATGTTTTTGTGACAAATAACATGGGGTTTCGTGTTAATCTCATTCCTGGCGTTGCAAATTACAAGGACATTTACACCCATTATCGGTTCGATTCTATTCATCTCAAGTTCTATCCGCTTGGGACGGAGGTTCTAGTTGACGACGCTGACAACGGCACGTCTGCGTCTGGCATTCAGAAGGCAACGCCGATTTTTTATTACCGACGGTTGTATGGCGACGAGGTGCCGAGCCAGTTTGTTTACTCTGGAGAGACATCCTGCCTTGTGGATGGTGCACGAGCAATTAAAATGAACAGAGGCTTTAGTATGAAATGGGTCCCAAACAGCCTTGGCGTTGTCCAAACAAGCCGACCCGTTAATTCAGCCTCGTTGCCCCCCAATCAAGGGGCACAGATTCAGAAGAAGAAGTGGCACAGCCTAAACGACTGGGGCATTCCATTTTATGGGTTTAAGTATGGAATCTCGTCTACTTACTCGGACGACGCAGAGTTCCTCTACCGTGTCATTGCGACTGCGAAGATTTCCTTCAAGGGCAAAAATGATTCCAACACCACTAGTGGAGGCGGAGTGGGCACGGTGGTTATACCCTTTACTGACATGACAACATAGAGAATCGACCACCTCGGGTTTTCAAAAAATAAACATTTTGTAATCGGAGGGCGACGCTAGTCGTCCCGACCCTGTGCCGCAAAGGCCGCAGCCCTCCCGGGTAGGGAGGGCGGAGGACACGCAGCCGCCCCTCAATGGGGCTGCCCGTGTCCTATTTTTTTTGCCACGAAGTTCTAGGGGGGATAATAGTATTACTCCCCCCACTTCTGTGCAGCACTTCTGTGCACCGATAATGCCTTAAAGGAATGGGTATGTAGGTATATGACAGATGTTCCGACGCCACCGATTCTCGTCTGGCACGACTTCATGGAGGTCGACCAGCCCGTGCAGGGACGGGGAAGTAGAGCGTGGTGTTTCACTGATTACACACTTCAAGAGGATATTCTACAGGCATGTGAATGCAGGTATATTATCTTCGGTCGTGAGTTATGTCCGAAGACATCTCGGAAGCATCTGCAGGGCTTTGTTTACTTTGATAATGTGATTGCACGGAAAACCGTGCAAGAACGACTCGGAGTTGGCAAGTGTCATTGTAAGCCAATGTACTCCACACCTGATGCTTGTATTGCGTATAGCAAGAAGGAGGGAGATTACGTGGAACTAGGTGACCGTCCCGCCCAAGGTAAAAAGTGTGATAAAGAGGAAATCAAGACGATGGCGATGGCTGGCACGCCCATCCGTCGGGTTCTTGATGATACACAGGCCACGATGCATAGCATTCGCACTATCGAGTTGATGTATCGGTATTATGAAGCGAAACGTGATTGGGAGATGAACATCTACTGGTATTGGGGTACTCCTAAGGCGGGCAAGTCTCGCAGGGTGCGAGAACACGCCGTAAGCACGTATGGCGAGGGTTGCTACTACGAAGCGACCCACACTGCCCAATGGTTTGACGGTTACGATGGCCACTCTGTCATCATTGTTGATGATTTTCGTGAATCTTGGATTCCGTGGCCTGCGTTGCTCCAGTTTACCGATAGGTATGGCTTCCGTGTGCCATATAAGGGTGGCTTCCGCCAGTTATTGGCGAAGGCTATTTATTTCACGTGCGTCCATCCTCCACAGGATGCGTTCCCCTCGCTTTCATACGGTGAACCGATTACGCAATTTCTCCGACGTTTGACACATGTGGTGCCCGTTCCATCAGACGCAATTGATGGCGAACTGACGGTTGAGAAATGCCTTAAAGGCAAGACATATACCATAAAGGATGGCATACTACAAAAGGATGGCGACGAAACGCTCCCGAAAGACCCCCAAGCGTCGGCTGAAGGCCAAGATTTCCAGGTTGCCGAAGGTTGACCAAGTCATAACTCGGAAGTTCCGCTTCGT